GTAAAAATCAAAATTTCAATAATCAAATATACTATCAAATATGATAATGTGCAAGTATATTTATATGTTTTACAACAGGTTTTTCACCTTTTTTATCAAAATTATTATGTTATAAAACATGTTTTTCAGTACAATTATCCGAATATTGTACTATCTTTGTTGTTCAGGATGATGTAAATGGTTAAAAATCAGGAAGATGAAACAGGACTACAAACGGTTGAAAAAGTCGGAACTCATCCGATTACTGGAAGATAGGGACAGGCGGGAGGAGAACCGGTACACGGTAAGGCTGTCAAAACAGTCCGTTGTACCTACATATTACAGATCAACACTAACACAATAAGACAATGGCAGCGGCAAAAGGAAACAAAACAGTCGGAGCACCTACGTACTGGACACCTGAAAAGATTAAAGAGGCATCTAAGCTCATTTGTGGCGAGATAATCAAAGGAAAATCAGTTAGAAGGATCCTGAATCCAGCAACGAGGGATAAAAGCATACTGCCGTGCTACGTGGAGTATCTGGAATGGTTAAATGATGATGCTGATTTGGCAAAGCAATACGCGCGCGCAATGGAATGGAGGGCGGAGGGGCTTCTTGAGGATACAATAGACATTGCTGATGACGGAGCCTGTGACTTTGATGAAACATGCGATAATGATGGTAACCCTGTCAAGAGGGCTGACGTGGAGCATATCCAGCGTACACGACTACGTGTCGAGGCTCGTCAATTTGCGCTTAGAAAAATGGCTCCGAAAAAATACGGCGATCGCCTGGACGTAACGACTGATGGCGAGAAAATCAATCAGGGCATTGCAATAACGCAAGAACAATTAGACAAACTCGTTGACAATTTGTAATATCAGAATGGAAGAAAAACGCCACTTTTTCTTCCATTATAATAGTTTTATCAAGTAAGAATCAATGGAAATGCGGATTGTCCACGGGCCGGTAACAACAAAATGTCAAATGTGATGACAATAGAAGGTATAATGTTTGTTTATGGACTTCAATGTAAGTTCTATAACAATAAGAGGATAGCATTCAATTCTCTTAGTGAGAAATATAAAGAAGCTATAAGGATTAATAGGCATGAGGTCATTGATGAAATCGATAGAGTAAATGCCCAAGAAGTGAAAGACGCAAAAAGAAAAAGCAAAAGTAAATATTACGCACTTTGTTGGGATGTTACAAATGTAAATGCCAAGGATGCAGTGAATATTGAAAAGCGAAAATATAGAGAATATGATGTTGACCATATTGTTCCAATTAGCTATGGATTTAGGCATGATATACCATACTGGGTAATTGGTTCAAAAGAAAATCTTAGGATTATAAGCAATAAAGATAATTTCCAAAAAGGATCATCCTTAGTAAAAGAATCGACTGACTTATTAGAGAAATGGGATTCTGAATTAGCATACTAAGAAAATAGCAAATGGACAAAACGGCTGAACTTGAAGCGGTCTTATGTGTTGCTGCCCGCCGGCACTTCTGGGCGTTCTGCTGCTTCATGGACTGGGACTTCTTTGCCATTCGCCGCCGTTTTCTGAAAGATGTTGCTCTGATTCTTAACGAAGTCATTGACGCTTACATTGATGGAAATGCGTTGAAGGTTGCCATTTCAATGCCCCCACGATCAGGCAAGTCTTATGTGGTTTCAATGTTTGCCGCCTACGTGCTTGGACGCCTCCCCCTGTCCTCTGTCATGCGTAACGCCTGCACATCGTCACTCTATGAAAAGTTTTCATACGATACCCGTGCGCTTGTCAAGTCCGACCGCTTCCGTCAAATCTTTCCGGAAGTCAAATTATCGGATGACAAAAAGAACCTGTCAGGATGGAGCCTTGCGGGGGCTCACCAGGTGAGCTATTTTGGTGGAGGTGTCGGTTCGTCAATCATCGGCTTTGGTGCAAATATAGCCATCACGGATGACCTCTACACGGGGATGAAGGATGCAATGAGTGAGACCGTACAGGCATCGACAAAGATGTGGAAACAGTCAGAGCATAATAGTCGGATGGAAAAAAATTGCCCTGAAATCTTCGTCGGAACACGCTGGACGATGGATGATGTGATCGGTGAGGCAATCACATCAGGGCTGCACAGGTCCATCACCATCCCCGCTCTCATTAATGATCACTCGTTTTGTGAGGACGTTAAGACAACGGATGAATACCTTGCAATCAGGGAGGGTCTTCGGGTCGGTGAGCGTGACGGGCTGATTTGGTTAGCTGAATACATGCAGTCACCTACCGACTACCGCAACACCCTACTACCCATTGACCGACTTCGTTTTGAAGATTTATCCCTCATCCCTCTTGAAGCGTATAACTATCTTTTTGCCGTTGCCGACCCTGCCGACACGGGAGGCGACAAGTATGCCTGTCCCTTTATCGGGGTTCGTGTTGACAAGACAGAGCGGAATGGTCACGAGACATACGACATCAGGGCTTACGTCTTAGGTGCGTTGTGCAATGAAGAGGGCATCGTAGCCAACACGCTGCAAATTCTGGAAAAACGAAGGTCATTCCGCTCGCAGCATGTCTATATCGAAAAGAACGGCATTGGGCTTGCTTCATTCATTGAGCTGTCCAAATACCTAAAACCTGAAACGTTGATAGACTTTACATCATCGGAGGATAAGGAGGTACGCATAACATCGAGTTACGAGTTTATTGAGGCTCATTTTGTTTTTGATAAGTCCTTTGAGAGGGACAGACAATACTCACAGTTCATGACCGACCTGACAGGGTTCGTCAAGGGTGGAACGAACCGGCACAAGAAGGATGCGATAGACACCCTTTCAACAGCAGCGCAAATCATTCAAATCAAGTACGCACAATACCTATTTTGAAAAAAGATGTTATAAAACATAATTATTCAACATAAAAATGAACATAAATCGAAAAAGTGGTTTACATTTGCAAAAAATGTGTAGCTTATGAGCTTACTGACATGGCTTGCACGGCGAACGGGTACACAAGCCCAATCGCATTACGAGGAGAAGCGTCTCGGAACGCTGACATTTCCCGAATCCCTGACAGAAGATAATGCCTTTCGTCTCGCTATAACGCTGACAGAGGTGTACTGGGCGATAGATTTCTGCGCCGACCGCATCAGCAAGCTACGTTTCTATATCGAAAAAGGAGACAAAGAGGTCACGAATACCGAGTTGAACCGATTCATCACAAAAATAAATCCTTTCTTTTCCTTCAACGACTTAGTGTATCAGCAGGTATTCTCAATGATAGCCGACGGCAATGCATTTGGCCTTCTTGGTGTTCCTACCTCACTAAGTACAACTCCTACGGTCAACAACATCGACCGCTTTGATGTTCTTCGGCCTGACATGGTGGCAATAGACGAGTACACCAACATTCAGCAGTACAGGATTTCGTCAGTAGCCGATGCTATCAAGAAAGTACGTATCACAGGCGATACACGTGACATCAACAAGGAGCTTCTAACGGTCAACTCACTCGATGCCGTGCGCCGTGACCACTCTTCAATCCTTTCACGTTCAATGCTCTTCAAGGCCATCAGGCCAATCAACAACCTTCTGGCCGTCTATTCGGCACGCTACAACTCGTATGTCAATAACGGCATGGCTGGGCTTCTGGTACGTAAGACCGAATCCAAGACAGGCCAAGACCTTGTTTCACGTATTGGAGGTGGTCAGCCTACACGAAAAGACATCATGGACGATCTGAACGACCGTTATGGGTTGACTGGAAGACGTAATTTTTGGGGAGTGACATCTCAACCTTTGGAGTTCATCAATACACTTGCAACGATCAAGGAGCTGATGCCGATGGAGGAGACACTTGAAGATACTGTCAAGATAGCTGCCATTCTTCAACTTCCCCCACAACTCATTCCACGTAAGGACAATTCTACATTCGACAACCAAAGGGAAAGCGAACGCTCGGTATGGGAAAACTCTCTCATCTCGATGACGGACATGGTTTGTTCGATGAATACCCGCAATTTCCGTCTTGACACGGTTGGGTACGCAATCAAGGCCGACTACTCGAATGTGTCGGCTCTTGGGGAAAACAAGGAACAGTCGGAAGATATGCGTGGAAAAACAATAGACAACCTCATGAAGCTCATCGCTATTGAGGATGAAGGCATATCATCGAAGGCAAAAAAAGAACTAACGAAAATACTCGAAGAATATGGAAAAGAAGAATGAAGACCGTCACGTATGTCGTGCGTTGGTGCGTCCTTCGGAAACGGAAGGCTACGACTTTGAATGTGTCGCTGTACCGCAGGAAAACGGACAACTAAGATACTCGATAACGGATAATGAATATTTCTACCAGGTATTGAGGACTGGACAATCGAACATCAAAACCGACCGCATGGACAGCGGGTTGCCTCTCTTCGATAATCATCCTTGGGATACCTCGGCACGAAACACGCTTGGAATTACCGTCGGTTACGAGTTTACCGAGGAGGGTATCGTTATGCGTTGCCGTTTTGGCGCACGTGCCGATGAGGCTCTACGTCAGGACGTGAAGGATGGTGTCGTCAAGACCGTTTCGATTGAAGGCACGATCATCGACTATGGAGAGGTCAGCCGTGAAAAGGGTAAGATACCAACATATTACGCAACGCTTTGGGAGCCTGAAAGCCTTTCCTTTGCTCCGGTTCCAAACGACATCTCGGCACAGATAGAAGTCCGGCGGGCAATAGAACGTCAAGTGATACAAAAACCAAATTTCTCTGATTTATTAACAAAAAACCTTATCAAATGAAAAAAGAAGATTTTATGAAGGTTGTGCGCTCGAAGCATTCTGATGCTTTGTCCGCAGAACAGGAAGCCTTCTACGGTAATATCGGTGAGTTGCTGGAAACGGCGATGAGTGCCGAGACCGTTGAACGCAACAAACAACTGTCGGCTATCACCGATAAGCTCGGTGGTGTCGATGAAGGCCAGACAATCTCGGCGATCGTTCGCACCCTCGGTACAAAGATTGACGAATTGGAATCCAAATTCAAACGCGGATTGTCGGACGGCGAGAAATACTCGTTGCGCCGGATGCTTGAAGGAAAGAAGGATGACATCTACGCCGTCATGAACAGCAAGGACAAAGGCAAGGCATGGGAAATCGAGTTCAAGGCTCGCCGTGCAGTCTCGGACATGATGCAGACAACGACCATCCTGACTGGTGCGGTAGCCATCAACACCGACAACGTGTTTGACGACATGGAGTTGACCGTGATCCGTTACCCGGCCAATTTCGTACCCGATGCGATCAATTCACGTCCGGTATCGAAAGTTCCTTATTCGATCAAGTGGAAAGAACAGATCACCGCAGGTACTGGTGCTGTCGCTGCCATCGGTGAGGGTGTTGAGAAACCTCTCGTTGACTTCAAGTTTGAATGGAAGTACGCCTATCGTAAGAAATACGCAGGGCGTATCGAATTTACGGAAGAAACTGAAATCGACTTCGAACAGTTGGTATTGGATGTCATTCAGATGTTCGAGGATCAGGTTCTTAGGGCTTACAACGATGGATTGCTGGTTGACATCTTGGCATGGGCTCCGTCTTATGTCTCCTCCGCTCTCGATGGAACGATTGTCAAACCTACCGTCATGAACGTTGTCAATGCAGGCCGTTTGGCTATCGCTGTACAGAATTACACCGCCGACACGCTCATCATCAACCCTGCCGATTATGCAGCAACGCAGAATATGCAGAACATCAACGGTGACCCGATTTTTGTACCCGACAATGTCCTGTTTCCAGGACTTCGGCTGTTCATCACGAACAAGATAACCGCAGGAACGGCACTCGTTGGCGAAGGTGGCATCATCAAGGAACAACACGGTTCGTTCATCCTGCGTTCAGGACAATACGGAAACCAACTGATTGAGAACGAAAAGACCATCATCGGTGAATTGTTCTCTGTCCTGAAACTTCCGACCGAATCCAAAAAGGGATGGATGCAGCTTGATATTGCCGCCGTCAAACTTGCTTTGACTTTAATTCCAGTACTTGCCTAAACTATAAGAAGATGAAAAAATTAATCCTTTTATTGGCTCTCGTAGCCATGACCGTCAACATGTTTGCTGCTGGCGAAGTCACTCTTAAGGCTGACACGTACTACTATTCCTATACCGGAGCAGCAGCCGACACCTCCATTTCTGGTGTCGTATGGAACAAGGCAGTTATCGTCAACAAGGCTACACCCGTGTATTATAACATAGCCGTGACGGTTGATGAGGTAACCGCTGGTTCATGTCCGGTAATCATTCAGGGTAAGATTTTTGACGGTGAGACTTATACACCTATCGACACCCTGACGGCCACCTCGGATACAACGCTGTATTTCACACAGAATACCACCGCCTCCTTTTACCGTTATATCAATATTCAGGTAAAGGCAGGGTCGGGTAAATTCAAGACTACAGCGATAACCGAGTATTACAAGCACTGATGGCAAACAGGGTAGACACAACATATTTCGTCCGTGAGCTGCGACTGTCAGATTTGGCGGTGCAGGTTGGCACTCCTTCGGCTCTTTACACGGAGCAGGCCGAGCAACTCACGGCGTTCATCACCAAATATGAGCCTGAATTTCTCAAACTCCTGTTGGGTGATGATCTCTATACGGAATATGTTGCTGACTACGCTACTACTAAATGGGCTGCCTTCGATGCCCTGATGTTCGATACTGCGCTGAAAGACTCGCCTGTTGCCGATTACATCTTCTGCAAGTATTGGGCTGATGCCGATACCGAAGCACGTGACGGCACTCTTTTGGTCAATGGTGAGGCAAAGAACCGCATATCGGCTGATGCCCGCCTGCTTCCTGTGTGGAATGCGATGGTAAAGAAGATCATCACAGCTATCGACTACCTGTCGGAGAACTACGACACGTTTTGTACGACCTATGAATACAACTACGATGGTTGGACATCGTTCGTCTGGTGGAATGGATCTTCTCATTGTGGACGTTACGTTAATTATTACGGACTATGACCATACAGGATGCCATCAGGGACTTGGTAATACCTCGCATTGAGACACTCGTTAAGTCGTCTGTCGTCTTGGGTGACACTCGTGGCC